ACCGCGCAAGCGGTCGGCTCCCTCTTAGTATCAGAACGATGTTACCATCGATTCCAGGCACCGGATCCCTGTGATCCGCGAGAGCAATTGAATTCAAACAATGAATATAAGACAAAGAGATAACATAATGATAGCTTTGTGGGCTAACACGGTGCTAACTCAGAATCAAATAAGTCAATTGTCGAAATTCCTAAGAGACTATCACAGCCTAATGGATAAATATGTTTCTCACAAAGGAAAAGCTCATACAGTGAAGTTGTTTAAGGACATCCATAATCTTTCGAAAATGGTCGCCTTGAACGCTTCGCATGAGACTTTACCATGGATCAGGTCCTCAAAAGATGGAATACCATCGGTCTTGCGACCATTGGTTCCCTTCTTAAGGGGTACACCAGAGATGAAAAGAGCTGCTTTAACGATTACTCGTTCTTACGAACTTATAACCTTAAAGCCAGATCTAGACGTTTCTGCCATAATATCACCTCAGACGGCTCCAATTCCCCAAGAACTTAAGGCAGGTTTCGCAACCTGAATTAAGGGATGGAAAGAACGGGTGACCGGCTCTCAGAGATTGCTCCCTATCCCCGAGTGGAAGAGTTTCACTGGGAGGGTTGGTACGATGGGTCCAAATGGACCTGCGTTACTAACTTCCCACGTGGACGCTTCTGCTCTTCTTGAACATCCTCACTTACTGAAAGCCATAGGTGTGTTTTCTAAAGCACTCTTACAGCAAACTATAGGTATAGGACGTTTAACGAAGAAGCAAGATGGATCCTGTATATCTCGTATCGCCTTCATCGCTGAAGGCGGCGGGAAAACAAGACTCATCGCTATCGGAGATTTCTTTACTCAGAATGCTTTATTAGGTATTCACAATTCCCTTATGAGGATTCTAGGAAAACTAGAAACAGATGGGACTTGGAACCAGGATAACCAATCCGAAAGGATTAGAACCCAGGCCAATGACCAATCTGTAAGTTTTGACTTGAAATCCGCCACAGATAGATTTCCCGTAAGCATCCAAAAGGATGTTATAGGAGCTTTCTATGGTAAGGAAGTTTCTGAAGCCTGATATACATTGTTAGTAGAGAGGGATTTCAAATTGCCCAACAAGAACATGATAAGATGAGCCGTCGGCCAGCCACTTGGATTCCTTTCCTCGTGAGCTGCTTTCGCTCTCACTCATCATGCCATCATCGAGTACTGTGCATTCAGGGTCGGATATAACTCCTTCCGTGATTATGCGGTACTTGGCGATGACTTGGTAATTTGAAACAGGGACGTTGCCAAAGAATATGAAGTAGTAATGGAACAATTATCTGTAAAGATAAATGCTTCTAAGACTATTTCTGCTTCTGACGGTGACGTGCGTGTGGAATTCGCCCGAAGGCTATTCTACCAGCATGTCGAGATATCAGGACTCTCCTGAGACATTATAAATCAGGCTTGTCGATCCTTAGCAGGATTTGCAGACTTATTTATTCTGGCAAAGAAGAGATCTTGATTCCCAGAGGGCGGTTATTTTATGAACCCCCACTACCTTAGCGATAAGGCAGTGGAATTGTTGCAGGTGCTACTTTGAGAACGAACAAACGGTTTCATGCCTTTTAACAAGGGTGTGGTTTCCGGTTTGGTCGCCCTTCAGGACCTCAAAACTAAAGTCTTGCGACTTAGATGTGAGGTTTTGATGAAGCACCTAACAGCCATCATGGAACATCTGTCGGCCAACAAGCCGATGGAACAGTTATTCATGAAGGAGGGCATAGAACTTAACCCAGTTCTACTCGAATTTGGAACGTTCATGCATCCAATCGTTTGGCATGTCAATGACGAAGGAATGAAGATCTGAGATCTCATGTCCGACGTACAAGACAAGCTTGGCGAAGCGATGCTATGTGATATACCCGTTCTACCATGTGAATACATACCAAACATTAACACAGCGAAGTACTTTGGTGACAGAAAGGTTTTAGCCAATCTGTACCATTCTTCAATTGTGTGAAAGGCTTACTATAGTCTCAAAGAATTGGAACAATCCTTTGAAGGTTATGAGTAGCGCATTGGTGGAAACACCATAGCAGCGTTGGGGGGTTAATCCAACGTATCTACAAAGCTAGAGGACCGAATTACTTCGG